ATTGAGTATATCGACCAACAGCTCGAGTACGAGCGGAAGGCGCTCAAGGCGCTTGATCTTTGTCTAGCGATCGAGGCAGAGATAGACGAAGCATGCGTCGGGAATTATGCAAACGCGCTCAAATATCGGTACATCGAGGGACTGTCCATCCGACAAATAGGGGAGCGGATGAACTACTCTAAGTCCCAAGTATGGCGCCTCCTCGATGAAGCAATAGCCCGATATGCAGAAAAGACGGGACAAATGGGACAAAATGGGACACTTGACCTGTGATATTATATAAGCTGACAAAGGTATAGGCAGGGACCCGCGGAAGGGCTCTGCCTTTTTTGATGCGGTGGAAAGGAGACCCGGTGTGAAAAGTAAGATGCCCCGCGCCCTGGAAGATATCCTCCCCCGCGGGAGCGATGACCCCCGTGACTTTTATTGGATTCGAAGATGGAGGAACGTGCGGAAGAGAGTATTGCGCGAACAGCATTACGAGTGCCAAGAATGCAAGAAGCGGGGCAAGTTAACCCGGGCTACCCTGGTGCACCACCACCTACCCCTTCGGGAATATCCTGAATACGCCTTGACTCCGACACTCCCTAGCGGGGAGCCGCAACTTATTGCTCTGTGCTTTGAGTGTCACGAGCGGATCGAGACGGAACGAGGAAATCGGGGGACAGCGCAACCGCTGACCGATGAATGGTGGTGAATCGAGACCCCCGGTCGAAAAAATCGCGAAATGCGTCGGGGGGCGTCAGTCGGCCGGGGGGTTACGACAGCGCAAATTCTCTCGCACACACGGGAAATTAAGGAGGTCACAATATGGCAAGACGAAAATCGAAGACCGCCGTCCGCGAATCACTGATGGAGCAACTCATGCTGATGGGCGCGGATGTGACCTGCTTTGAAGACTTGATCGATAAGTACATGGAACTCTGGGACATCGACCGACAACTCACGAGAGATATTAAAAAGCGCGGCGTCGCTTACGAAGACAAAAGCTCAACCGGCGTCGTCATGATGAAGAACAATCCATCGGTCAAAGAGAAGGTCGCTGTCAATCGCCAGATGTTGGCGATCCTGAATCAACTGAAGATCACGACGGAAGGAGCGGGTGAGGCATGTGCGAACGACGACAGACTATAAGACCGGATGCGCCTATATCGACGACTATGCCAACGCGATCCTGTCTGGTCGAACTCCGTCCGACGAAATAACGCAACGATGCGTCCGGTATCACTTGCGGCGATTGCAAGAGCCGGGAGTCTACATCGATATCGCTAAGACCGAGCGCGCCAAGGAGCTCATTGAGAAATACTTCGGATTTACCTTGTTCCCCTGGGAACTTTACGTTCTGGCTCTCGTCCATGCTTATATGGATCACGGCAAGAGGGTACTGTTTAACAAGTACTTTTTGCTGATGGGGACGGGGAATGGAAAGAACGGTTTTATTTCCGGTCTAACGTGGTACTTCACGACGCCGGATCATGGCGTTAAGGGTTACAACGTCGATATCGTCGCCAACTCGGAAGAGCAGGCGAAACTCAGTTTCAGCGAGATTTACAACATGATCGAGGATCATTGGCCGAAGCTGAAAGGCCAATATTACCGGTCAAAGACGAATATCGAGAACAGAAAGACTCGAAGCTACATCCAGTACAACACCTCCAACGCCGCGACCAAAGCCGGGAAACGAACAGCATGCCTCATCTTTGATGAGGTTTTTGCTTATCAGGATTATTCGCTGATCAACGAGTTTATCTCGTCGTTCGGCAAGCGGCCGCATTCGCGGCTTTTCATGATCACATCGCAAGGCTTAGTCCGCGAAGGAGTCTTGGATCAGGAGCTTGTGATCGTTGAGGATGTACTGAACGGAGAGAACGATGCCATTGGTCTTTGTCCCTTGATCTACAAGGTCAGCTCTGAAGAAGAGGTCCTTGACCGTGGATGCTGGGAGAAAGCGAATCCGTCGCTGCCATACCTTGAGAGATTGCAGACGATGCTCGAACAGCAATTTGCGGCGATCCGCTATAACAGTGAGCAGGAAGAAGCGTTTTACACGAAACGCATGTCATGGTCGAAACAGGGCCGCGAGATGATCGTCGCGACGCATGACGAACTCATGACGGCGAGCGGCCCGATTGATGTCGACTTGACCGGCATGGAGTGTGTCGCCGGCCTCGACTACGCGCTCTTGTCAGACATGGCGAGCGTCGGCTTGCTGTTTCGCGTCGACGATAAACGCTATTGGATACAGCGCAGCTGGATTTGCCGCGAGTCCGCTGACTGGCCGCGAATCAAAGCGCCGCTCGATGAGTGGCAGGATCGCGGCGACTTGACCATCGTGGACGGTCCGCAGATCGACCCGTTTTTAATTGCCGACTGGCTGACCACGCAGATGACAAAATACTCAATCCGGACGTTGGCGATTGACAATGCGCGATATGCGCTCATGCGCGAGGTGCTGGAACAGATCGGCTTTAACTACGACCGAAAGATCGGCAACGTCAAGCTGGTCCGGCCCTTGCAGATCGCGAGCGTCTCGCCTGTGATCGAATCGTGGTTCAGGACGGGGGTCATCCGTTGGGGCGACGTGCCCTTGATGCGCTGGGCGACAAACAACACGAAGAAAGTCAGGATGCGGGCCGAGTCCGCGTCCGGAAACTATAAATACGACAAAATCGAACCGCGCTCACGCAAGACCGACCCTTTCATGGCTTTGGTTCACGCCGCGACGGTGGATGAAGACCTGCAACCGACGACAAGCAGCTGGGCGCTAGAGCTGCCTGTGTTGACATGGTGAGCAGGAGAAAGGAGGGGGCATGGGCTTATTCCTCAAGATCAAAAACTTCTTTACCGGCGAGGAAGAACCGGTCACTGACTTTCTCGTCTTGACCGGCGAGCTTAGCGCCGAGGTTAAGGTGCGCGAATTGGCTTTCGCGACGGCGGTCAGCAGGATTGCCCGGTCGCTGTCTAAGTGCGAAATCAGGACGTTTGAAGAAGGCGAGGAAGTCAAGAAGGATGACTACTATCGCTTCAACTTTGAGCCGAACCGCAACCAAAACTCAAGCGCATGGATGCAAGAATTGATCTGGCGGCTCTATTCAAAGAACGAGGCACTTGTCATCGAGTACGACGATCAGCTTTTGATCGCGGAAACCTTTACGACCGACGTCAAGGCAAAAGTAGACTGGACGTTCAAGGGGGTTGTGGTCAATGACTTTCAGTTTGATCGACCTTTCAAAATGCGCGAAGTTTTGTATTTCCGGCTCAACAATAACGACGTCAAAAAACTGGTCAACGGCATTTACGAAGCCTACGCAAAGATGATGTCGGCGGCCGTCGAGCACGCAAGTCGGACTGGGAGCGTCCGAGGCATCCTGAATATGCAAGGTCAGATGGCGGGGAGTGAAGGCGAGAAGAAACTTGCGACGGAGATGCTCAACGAACGATTTAAGCCGATGTTTGAGAGCAAGAACGCTGTCGTTCCGCTTCCGCAAGGCTTTACGTTTCAGGATTTGACGAAGGCGACTGAGCGGACGATCGGTGGCGGTGGCGGCATCACTCGCGACTACCGCGCCATGATTGACGACATTTACGACATGACGGCGATGGCGTTTGGCATTCCGCCTGTGCTTCTGAAAGGGCAGACGGCGGGCGTGAAAGAAGTCTTTGACATGTATCTCACGGATTGCATCGACCCTTTGGCCGATCTCATTGAAACGGAGATCAACCGGAGGATGTACGGCAAAGAGCAGGTGCTTAAAGGCACGCGTATCAAGATCGACACGTCGAACATCAAGCATCACGAGCTGTTCGAGATGGCAGGCTCAATCGAGAAGCTTGTCGGATCAGGAACCATGACCATCAACGACGTCCGAGACAGACTTGGACTCAAGAGGTCAGATGACCCGATTGCAGACAAGCATCTTATAACGAAGAATTTTGGGACGGCGGCTGAGATCGATGCGGCCGGAACAGAACAGAAAGGAGGGACAAATGAAGCTTCGACAAATGGCGATGACGATTGATGGTCAGCGCATTAGACAGTTGGCTTCGGCTAGTCAAGACGGCGAGACGCTAAACCTTTACATCTACGACGTGATCGAGGGCGATGGTGTGGATTGGTGGACAGGCGAAAAGACAGAGTCTGAGACATCAGCCGCGTACTTCGGCCAAGTATTGGCAGAGCATCCAGGCGTTAAGCAGATCAACCTGTTTGTTAATTCGCGAGGCGGATCAGTCATTGAGGCGATGGGCATTCGTGCTCACTTGCTTAGACATCCGGCACAAAAGACCGCTTATGTCGACGGATGGGCAGCGTCAGCCGCGTCCTTTGTTTTGACCGGCTGCGACGAGATTGTCATGCTGACAGGCTCGATGCAGATGCTCCACAGCATGTGGGTGCTTGTCATCGGCAGCGCAAAAGAACTGCGCAAGGCCGCAGACGACCTTG